CGCAGGTAACGTCGCTGGCGATTCTTCGATCGACTCTGAGCGTCTTACCGACATCTTTGCTGGTGGTATGTCAACAGCAAACGCTGAATCTCTTGGTTCTAGCGGACATACTGCTTTCCAAGAGATGGGCTTCACCATTGAAAAGCAGACTGTTACTGCTAAGTCACGTGCTCTGAAGGCAGAATACAGCTTAGAACTCGCACAAGACCTGAAAGCAATCCACGGTCTTGACGCCGAGACAGAGCTGGCTAACATTCTCTCAACTGAGATCCTGGCTGAAATTAACCGTGAAGTTGTACGTACTCTTAACTCGCAAGCTAAGACTGGCGCACTTCAAACTAACACTGCTATCAATGGTGTATTCGACGTACAAACTGACGCCGATGGCCGTTGGTCTGTTGAAAAGTTCAAGGGTCTGATTCTTCAGATCGAAAGAGAAGCCAACGTAATTGCTAAAGAAACACGTAGAGGTAAAGGTAACTTCATGATCTGCTCCTCTGACGTAGCTTCTGCACTTTCTGCTTCTGGTATGCTCGACTATGCTCCGGCAATGAACACAAGCTTGAACGTCGATGACACAGGCAACACTTTCGCTGGTGTTCTGAACGGTCGTATGCGCGTCTACATTGACCCGTATGCAAACACCGACTACATCAACGTAGGTTATAAGGGTACTAACCCGTATGACGCTGGTGTATTCTACTGCCCGTACGTTCCGTTAACAATGGTACGTGCAGTTGGTGAGGATACTTTCCAGCCGAAGATTGGCTTTAAGACTCGCTATGGTATGGCTGCAAACCCATACGTACCTGGCGCAATCTCGAACAACGGTCTTGGTACTGTTAAGAACAACCAATACTACCGTATCTTCCGCGTCGACAATATTCTTGGCGCATAAAATATAAGGTTATAAAAGTGACAAAACTAAACTGGGGCCGGTTCGCCGGCCCCTTTTTTTATCTTTAAATTTGTATAAATAGTGATATGGCAAACCTAACAGAAAATTTTAATTACTTACAACCTACCTCATTTAAATTAAGTATTGACAGAAAAAACTATCCTAACTTGGAATTTTTCTGCCAAGCGTTTACCCATCCAGGTATGATTATGAATTCGGTTGAAGTTCCTTATCAAAGAATAACGGGTGTTCCATTTATAGGTGATAAGTTAACATTTAATGAAATGCAAGCCAATATTATACTTGATGAGGATATGAAAGCTTATGATGAAATGTATTCTTGGATGAGAAGAAATTTAGATATTGATCATGTAGCACCTACTCAAAGAACAGCATCACAACCGCCAGCTATGGCAGATATTACATTATCTATTCTATCGAGTCATAATAACACAACTAAAACAATCCGATATATAGACAGTATTCCGGTATCACTTACCGATATACAATTTGAATCTACAACCGGCGGTGAATCATTTATTTCTTTTGGTGCATCATTTAGATTTTCTTACTTTGAGATGTCAGGTGCAAGCTATACAACAAATGTAGACGGATCGCCATCGATTACTGTGAATAGACAAGCGCTATAAATATTTTTATTATTGGAGTATATAATGATTGATTTGAAAAGCATCCACGACATGTGGAAAGAAGACTGTATGATTGATGAAATGAAACTTGATGAATCATCACGTCAAGCACCTATTCTTCACGCAAAATATTTAGAATTACTTTCAACTGTTAAACTACAGTTGAAACGTGCTGAATTTTCTCAAAAGACTTTACTGAAACAGAAGTGGCTATACTATAATGGTAAGATGGATCAAGAAACAGTTGAAGAACTTGGATGGGATCCTGATCCATTCGATGGCCTTAAAATACTCAAGGGGGAAATGGATTACTACTACGACAGTGATCCCGAAATCCAAAAGTCCGAAGAAAAAATACAGTACTATAAAACCGTAATTGATACACTTACAGAGATTATAAGTAACATTACTTGGAGACACCAGACAATAAAGAATATGATCGAATGGAAAAAATTTCAGTCCGGAAGCTAGACCACTCTAACTTACATATACAATGTGAAAGCGGTACTGCACAAGAACTAAACGAATTTTTTAGTTTCTATGTTCCCGGATATAGATTTATGCCGGCTTACCGTAACAGAGTTTGGGATGGGAAGATTCGTTTGTATAATAGAAATACAGGTGAGCTTCCTGCAGGATTAATTCATCATTTGGTACAATTTAGTAGATCCAGAGATTATATAATTGAACCAATTAAAACTAATTATGGATTACCATACGAAGAGGATAAAATAGATGGTAGAGATATTACTACTTTTTGTGAATCTCTTCTTCTTCCTTTTAACCCTCGCGATTATCAAAGGATGGCTGTAAAACACGGTCTAGAAAAGAAAAGAGCAATCTTATTATCACCTACAGGATCAGGTAAATCGTTTATCATTTATTTACTAATGAGGTGGATAGAAACTGAACAGTCCGGAAATATCTTAATTATTGTTCCTACTACTAGTTTGGTAGAACAATTATACCAAGACTTTAAAGATTATGGATATGACGTAGAAAATAATTGCCATAGAATATACTCCGGCAAAGATAAGAATACAGATAAACGTATAGTTATTTCAACCTGGCAATCAATTTATAAATTACCCAAACCATGGTTCGAACAGTTTGTTGCTGTTTTTGGTGACGAGTGTCATGGATTTAAATCTAAATCCCTTATGACAATTATGAATAAGTGTACCAAAGCACCCTATCGGTTTGGAACGACAGGAACATTAGATGGAACTCAAACACATGAGCTGGTCCTACAAGGACTCTTCGGTAGAACTTTTAAAGTCACCACTACAAGAGAATTACAAGATGATGATACTCTTGCAAGGCTCGAAATTAAACGAATCGTACTTGACTATGCAGAGAAAGTACGTCAAGAGTTTGGTAAGAGAACATATCAGGATGAGATCGACTACATCGTATCACATGTGGGCAGGAATAAATTCATTCGGAACTTAGCGGTAGATCAGAAAGGCAATACGCTTGTTCTTTTTAATTACGTAGAAAAACATGGTAAACCCCTATTTGATCTAATTGAAGAAAAGGTAGATGAGGACAGGAAAGTCTTTTTTGTATCTGGAGAAACAGATACAATCGATAGAGAAGCTATTCGTGGCATAGTTGAAAAACAAAAAAACGCCATTATTGTAGCATCTCTCGGTACGTTTTCAACAGGCATAAATATTAAGAACTTACATAATATCATATTTGCATCGCCTAGTAAATCCCAAATTAGGGTGTTGCAAAGTATTGGAAGAGGTTTAAGAAAGAGTGAAGACGGTAAAGCAACTACGCTTTACGACTTAACTGATAATTTAGGATGGAAAGCTCGTAAAAACTTTGCATTGCAACATTCAGAGGAAAGGTTAAAGATCTATGAAAAAGAAAAGTTTAACCATAAAAGCTATAAAGTTGATATTAAATGACTGACATTAAACAATTTAAACTAACAAATGATGATGAAATTATCTGTGAGGTAATCCAGTGGGATGAACCTGAAAATTCGGCAATGCTAATACGTGCTGCAATGCGAATTGTTTTAATTGAAGATTTTAAAAGAGGTGTTAGATTCTATGCTTTCCGGCCATGGATGGGATTTAGTGATGATCCTAGTATATTACAAACATTAAACTCAGCACATATTATATGTGAAGCTTCTCCCTCCGATGAAGTTTTAAAGCACTACAGCGGCACAATAAAGAAAATTAAAAGCGCGCTTGTCAAAAGAGATATGCCTTTAGATGAAATAACTGACAAAGCTGAAAACATGTCAGATGAAGAATTTGATGAGTATTTAGCTCAATACCTACAATCGGAAGAAGATGTTTTTGATCCAGATCTTTTTACTCCGGATTCTGACGAAGATACAAATGTAATTAAGTTTAAACCAAAGGGAACTGTGCACTAATGTCATTTCTCGTACATCCGTTAGAACCTATCCCGGTATACGTTCGTAAAGAATACCTATACGATCTAGAATATGGCCATGGGGAATTTACTCCTGGTGTTTGGATATCT